TGCGTGTGTACATCAGTTCCATCCTTCGAGGAGCCTTCAGTGACTGTCTTAACATATTCATCATCTTTCATATAATGTGCAAGCATACGCAGCTCAAGGCCACTAGCGTCACAGCCAACCAATACGTTACCTGTTTCCACAGTCCAACACTCTCTGCACTCTGGGCCATATATACTTCCAGCATTAGGAATCTGTGCCATGTTAGGACTACTGTGTGTCATCCTACCAGTTACAGCTCCGTTCGTTATAACCTTACCATGCACTCTACCGTCCTTACCAACAGACTCAAGCCAGCTTTCAATCTGAGCTACACGTTTCTGTAGCATCAGGTATGTGGCAATCAACTGAGCCTCAGGCAATGGAACATGAGCAAGTACAGACTCATCGACAATAGCCTGACCCTTCTCAGTAAACACCTTAGGCTTCCATCCTAGCTCCATCAGCTTCTCTCCGATCTGCTTTCTACTTCCGGGATTGAAAGTATCAATGCAGTCTTTGATGGGCTTTCCACTTGTCTTGTGAAACCTATGTGTTGTAACTGGAGGCCATCTCTCTTGCATCTGCTCATATATTCCAGCCATCTTTCCTTTGATGTCAGCAAGTAAGCAAGTTGCATAGACTTGATCGAGTTTGAATCCATTGCGTTCCTGTTCAGAGATGATAGCTGCTACCTTATGCTCAAGAGTAAGGCTTTCTTGTGAAAAGTCTTTCTTAGTGAGTTCATCATTAAGATGCTTATAAAGATTACAAGTGACCTCAACGTCCCTAATGCAATAATACTCCAGAAGAGCCATGTGAGGAACATTGAAGCACTCACCTTTGTAATCCTCTCGTCGTTCCATCAGCCATTCCCATATCCTTTTGTAGTCAACCTTATTCTTCCCTAGTCTCGTTCCCCATGCGTCTAAGCTGTGCCCGTTCTCTACTGAGGGATCTAGCAGTCTTGAGGCTATCAGTGTATCGAACACTTGGTTCAAGCGAATCTTCGTATTCCAGAGCCTGTTGAGTATCGAGAAATCGAAGCCTATTCCGTTGTGGGCTACTATCAATGTAACGTCCTTTAAATACTCCACGAGGCTGTCTGCTGCTTTCCATACGTTCACTTCTCCAGTGTCAATGTCCTTAGTTACCACCATCCAAACCGTGTTGTGATCTAAGGTTGTCTCGATGTCCAATACGATACGCTTCATACTCTGCTTTCAAGTCTTCATAGTGGTGAATGAGTAACTGATACTTGTCCTGCATTTCATAGTACTTAGTCTCCAAGTCCAACATTCTACCAGCTATTGTATCTAGGTCAATCATTCTTTCCTCTATACGTTAGTTCAGGGCAATGATACAGTGTACCCTTCCAGTCAGTATGGTAGGCAGTCTTTACAGGGTCTACTTTAGTTACTAGTAATGTATTTCTCTTACGTTCCTTAGCTCTTCTCCTGTAAGCATTAGCCTTGTCTCTGTTGGCTTTAGCCCATGCTCTTTGTTTCTGCCTATTCCTCTCCTTACGGGCTTCAATAATAGCATCAGCTTCGTCTTGATTCTCAACATTCTTAACCCACTTGCTCATTTTGCAGCCTCCCACATTACATTGATGTACAGCCCCACGTTACCCAGTGCATAACCTACAAAGGCTATACCCAGACCAGTATTCCCTTTGACGATCAAGTCAATGGCTACGATAGTGTAGACAACTCCAACTACAGCAATTAACCATGCACTCATTTGTCTTGCTCCTCTTCTAGCTTATCCTTTTCTTTATCAAACTCTACATCACGTTCTTTATCACCCTTATCACGACCAAATATCATGTCCCATCGAGCCTCATACTGCTCCTGAGCTACGTCAAAAGGTCTAGGTGTACTTCCTTTGCCTGTCATAATACTTCCTCCTGAATTTCAACCATGCGTCCAGTGTCCATGTCGTACTTCAAAGTACACGCTGGCCCTGTATAACCATTGTAACGATTCTTAGCTACTGAGATCTTAGTCTGATGTCTCTCATTGTCATCCTGAGCCATTGAGTTACGCTCCAATGTAATGACTGCATCACTTAGCTGAGCAATAGCACCTGAGCCTCTAAGCTGCGACAATGAGACACTGCCTCCATCTTCGTGACCTTGGTTCCCTTGCAGTCTACGAAGGTGACTGACACAGATCAATGTGATCTCCAGCTCTTGCACCAGTGTACGAAGCTTCGTCATCATGTTATCAATAGCCTTACGCTCATCTCCATTGTCTTGACCAGATATAACAATACTGATGTGGTCAAGAAAGATAACCCTGCAATCGCAAGCTTTAGCCATGTATCGGATTCTGTTGGCAATGTTGTCAACGTCACTGCTACCGAAATGGTCAAAGAGATAAACACGATTAGTACCAAGTGTTGCATCGAAAGCATCTTTAAGTTCCTTCTCAGTTGTTGGTGTGTCAGGCAAGTGCAGAAGCTTGTTAGCGTGTAACGACATAATGCTTCTAGCTGTCTTACGAGTGGACTCTTCAAGGAATAACCCTCCAACATTCCACTTGGTAGTGTTCAGTATATTGAACAATATTTCACGTAGGAATTGACTCTTACCTAGTCCAGATCCTGCAGTGACTGTGATTAACTCCGATGGCCTCATACCATAGAGAAGCTTATTCAAGCCCTTCCAAGGGTACATAGCCTCAGCCTTAGCCTCAGGTTTAATGACCTCTTCCCACAGAGAGGCTGCATTGATGATGCCATCTGGGATGTACACCTCAGCTCTCCACCACTCATTCACAAACTCTTTAGTAGCCCCTGCAATGAGATAGTCACAAGCATCCTTATAGCCACTCAAGTGCTTCACAATCTTAGCCTTCTGACCGAACAGTTCAGCTACTTCTTTAGAAGCTTTCTTGCCCGGCTCATCAGCATCAAAGCAGATCACAATGCTATCGAAGGAGTTAAGCCACTCGTACTGTGCCTTGCAGTCCTTTAAAGCGGCCTGTGCACCGTTTCTAACTGATACCACAGGGTAGAGGCTACCATTCATCTGAAAAGCTGCTAGAGCGTCAAGTTCTCCTTCAGTGATGGTGACTGCTTTGCCACCTGCGTGAAAGAGCTGCTGTCCGAAAAGCCTAGCATTCGTGAATGTTCCAAGAATGCTGAAAGTTTTGTCTGCCACTCGTCTAAGTTTTGCTGCAACAGGTGTTCCGGCATCGTCAGTGTAAGGATAAAAGTGTTGTCCATTCTCTTGTGTAACTCCATATTTCTCACAGGTTTGTTGGGTAATACCTCTATCAGGTATCGACTTGATGGTTCCTTTGATGTCTAGCATCGGGGTCTTTCTTTGTGGCGAAGCCACTCTAGGTGCTACTGCATCTCGCATGACTGACAGTTCATCAGCATCCATCTCATTGTAGTAAGTGTTGCATGAAAAGCAGTATGTGTGATTGTCATCATACAACCCATTAGCGTCTGAACTACCACACGCATCACAGGCAATATGCTTAATGAGTTTAGACTCAAGCTTAGGTTTACGTACTAGATTTAGTTTCACTATCTCTGTCCTTACGTAGTTCTTCTATGACCTTCAATGCTCTCACATCGAGGTAGCCATAGTAGATTTCACCCCTGAGTTGGAAGGCTGTGAAGTTCTCCAGCAGGGTTAGACAATCAGCCTTTAACTTATCATCTTCAGCAGTGTCACCAAAGTGTGATGGGAAAGGCCAAGGTTTGTTATCGTCAATGTTCATTTTGATAGTACCAATTTAATTAAAGTTACGATGAAGACAAATATAGCCATCACCATGCGAAGGGGTCTTCCTGAGCTGCTACGTGACCGCTATGAGCCTTATTCAAGACTGCCTCAGCAACATGAGACATAACCTTATCACGACCATTGTTCATAACTAATTCAGCCATGCTATCAATGACAGACCAATACCAGCATTCATACTGTACCAAGTCCATGTCAACATCATCATCAAACAGTTCTATAGACATAAAATTATCCTTTCAATACGTGTCTTACGACACTGGGTTTGTTG